GTCTCTGGATACTGCCAGATGAACAGTCTCCGTTTCAGCCGGTACACTGCGGTCTCCATGCCTTTCACGTCCTCGACTACATGAGTCGGCGGTACGCCAGCGTTGTCCTCGTAATACTCAAAGTCGGCCTCATAGTACAGCGCCCTTTCTTGTTTGCCATTATAGTTAAGTCCCGGTACTATCTCAAATCGCGGGTGACATTTCAGTCCCCAAATTTCCCCGGCGCTTTGGAGCAAGCACAATTCGCGGTATCGTGCACCCTCGGCTATGCTGTCAAAGGCAATGTCGTCTAGCGTCACGCGCTTTGCGTTGTACTTTGATCTACGCTCCATACCACTCCATCACGAACCAGAAATGATTGCCGTGCCAGTACACGGCTGGACACGAGTACCACGGATAGCGTTTCTCAAACTCCGCCTGCACCTCGGCAAGGCTGACGCCCGTCCAATAGCTGTATGTATGGTTGTGCGGTAATGCGACGTGCGAGGCTATCTCAATCGTGGCCATACTATACCCCCGCACTTTTTGCAGCCATCGCGATGCGAAACCCAGGCACGCCAGGCTATCAGTATCGGCTGGTTCGGATCAATCGTGTAATACCCCAATTCCAGCACTTTTTCCGCCAGTTGGATGTATTCCTCGTACAACCGCTGTCCGACCTCGCACGGAACCCAGAGTTTGGTGGTCATCTATTCGACCTTAGTTAACACCGGGTCGCCAGGTTCAACAATGGCTACCTCCGCAAAGACGCGAAATATTTTGCCTTCTTTCTTGCACAGGCGATTTGCTTCCGCTGCTGCCTCTGAATAGGTGCTATGCAGGTACGTTATCTGGGTCGGCAGTTTGCCCATAACGATATAGACTGCGTCCTGTTTGGTTGGCTTATGATCCCCTTTTTTTGTCTTAGTCCCAAAATAGTCTTCGTTTTTCATTTCATTCTCCTTGGTTAGATGTCCCCTTTGCGGTAGAACCACTGGCGGGGTAGATGATAATCCACTCGCACGCCCTGATTGCGTGTGCCAGAGCGGTGTTTGGCGATAATCAATTCTGTGTCGCTGACTTTAGGCGGGTTTTCCGGCATAGTGTAGTAATCATCCCGATAGATAAAAATTACGGTATCTGCTATTTCTTCCAGTTCGCCGCTTTCACGTAAGTCACTCATTACCGGGCGTTTGTTGTCCCGTGTTTCCACCCCACGGTTTAGTTGCTGCAGCATGAGAACAGGTATCTCAAACTCCTTTCCCATTTGTTTTAGTCCCCAGGCTACCATGCCCGCCCGCTTGACCGGGTTGACTTCGCCATGGCTTACCAATCCCTGATGATCTACAACCAGGAAATCCGGCTCATATCTGGCAACTCTCTGCCAGATCATATCCAGCGTCAGGCGTCCGCTGTCGTCTATCAGCAGCGTATCGTTGTATATTGCAGCCAGATTTACAGCCTCCGCCCGGAATTGGTCAAGGTTCCCGCCTGGTAATTTGCTGTAGTTTTTATCCAGCACGTCACGCCATGAAATTTCAAGCGCCCCGCATGTTGCCCGCGCCCACAATGTAATGGCTGACATTTCGATGCTGCAATACAAGACCTTGTGTCCATTGGATGCGGCGCTTCTGGCGAACTGAAATGCCAGGGCTGTTTTACCCATAGAAGGCCTCGCAGCCAGGATGGTAAGCGTCTCCCGCTCGAAGCCGCCCAGCGCATGATCCAACGGTACGATGTGCGTCTTTATCGCCCGGCGTTCCGCCTCTACCGCTTCGCCCAGTTTGATTGCAACGTCCAGCGTGGATACAATGTTATCACCGGTATCCGGCGCGTCCTTTGCCAGGTTGTCGATAATGGCTTTCGCCTTACCCTTATCGCGGTCGATCACGGTTTTGGCTAGTTTGGGTGCTTGTTCAGCCAGCCGCAGATAAAAATTGTCATCAGCTATGGTCTGTGCAAAACCAGGATAGGCAAACGACGAGACGATTTCTAACCCGGCGTCAATCAGGTCGTTGTAAATCTGGTTGTCAATTGCGGCAGTATATTGATCCTGTCCACCCATCACGGCTTTCCAAAATTTAGAATACCGTTCATCCGTGAATGATTTCGGATCAAGCCAGCCGCAATCATGCCTGATATTATCCGGTATCACTAGAACACAGGCGCAGAATAGCCTCTCTGCCTGCCGCTTGTGCTGCAACAAGGTGTCGGGCAAGTTCATTTGAACTCCTCCGCGTAGGTGTGGCCTGCTCCGTTGCCGCTTTTAGGGATGCTGCCTTGCGCCCACCAATCTATCCAGCCCTTACCGTGCGGGCTGTAGAAGCTGCCCTGCTTGCTGCGGGTCTTGCAATAGGCATCGTAATACTTTTTACCTTCCGCCGCCGTGATGTCCTCATCCAGATTATTACGCCGCAATGCCTCGTCAATGATCGGTATAACAGTTTCGCGCAAGGATGGGGGGATGGTCAATGATCCAGACTTTATTTGTCTCCAAATCCTATCGGCAGGATCAGAAGGAGCAGCGGCGAGCGGTAATTTTTTTTGCGTTCCGCTTGCATCTGCATCTGCATCTGCATTGTATTGAATTGCATTGACGCGGACTTGGTCTGGAGTTACTCCAGAGTTAGTCTGGAGTAGGTCTGGAGTTACTCCAGAGTTAGTCTGGAGTAGGTCTGGAGTGGGTTTTTCTAATGGCGGGGGTGCTGGCAAGAAGCTCTGTGATTCCTTGTCGGTTCCGGTTTGGTAAGTCTTGAAGTTCACGGAATAAAAGTATTTGCGCCCTTCGGCTTGATAACGAACTATCATTCCCTTTGTCGCAAGCCAATCCATAGTTGAGCATATCTGCTCGGTAACATCATCTTCTCGAATAGGGAATAGTTTTGACCGCAACCATTGAGTGTTGTCAATTCCTCGACCCTCACTGTCTAGTGCTATCGGTAACATCAACCAGAACATTCTTCCAAAGTCAGAAGGAATATCGTTGAAGTCAAAGCTCTCTGGTGTTTTAGTTGGAATCTGTCTGTATTTTGGGGCCATTTATTCTCGCTTTGTCCAAGTCATATTTCTAAGAACGCCGCTATAAATGATCTAAAGTCAAGTATCTTTATTTGTCCTATACAAAACAGTGGAGGATAAATACTCGCACGTCCTGACCCTCATCCCGTCAAAGCCCCGCGCGATTGTATACTCGCGGTGCTTTTTGTCCGCGTGTCCAGCAGGCGTGATATGCTTGCCGTTCCATATCTCCACCCCAACCGGCAGCGTCACGCGCTCGGTCATGCTGATACTACCGTATCGTGCTTCGAGTATCGCGCACCACGGCGGGCACACGTAATCTGATAATAATATCCATGCCGACAGTGCTTCGGTTTCCAGACATGACCCAATAAACGACATTTCAGCGTGATAATGAGATTGCGTATATTGGTCATGCGGTCCCCGCTCGTGCCAGCGCTGCGTCACGCTCGGCGATGAGGTTGTCCTCGATGGGGCGTGTGTTCCATAACTCCGTAATGATTCTGTGCTGATTTTTGTTATATGCAGTAAACAATACTCTGCCATGACAACAGATCGATTTGTTCTTACCAAAACGTATATCAGTTATGTCTTCCCAACCATGTTTCTCTCCACAGAATGGGCAATGTTTCAGTTCGCTCATTTTCCGCCTCCTTTCAGGGCTTTTTCAAGAATTCCCATCCAATCTTTCTGCTGATTTACGGTGTAATTTACAGCAATGTGGTTGACATATAGCTCAAACATAACGCGTTTTTCATCTTGAGATTTTTTGTCGAATAGAGTCAATGCCATTTCGACAATGCGCAGCCTATTCGCCTCTCGTTGGTGTGTAATAGCCGTCATTCCTCACCTCCTTTCAGGGCGTTTGTTAGCAGCAAGTAGGGGCAATCGTCGTCGTGACCTTTGTTTGGATTGCGAATTTCCCGATATCGCAGAAACGGCAACCATACGGTTCTTTTAGTACCGCAAGCGCTGCCCCCCTCAACCGCTCGATTTCGTCCAGCGCGGCGAACATCTCGCTCTTCGTGTACGCCTGCGTCAGATTGGAATAGTCCTTGCCGTATTCTCGCATTCGTGCAATTTCTTCCGATGTCATCTCATGTCCTTTCTGGTTTGTTATTATCTGACGAGGTTTTAATATCCATTAAAACATCCTGTGTCACTGAAACATCAGGGTTTGAAGGTTCGTTTACAACCATACTTGTTTTGTTGTCTAAATAAGTACCGTCGTAAATTTTTTCTGTGTATTCATCAATCCTTTTTATCAAATCAAAACAATGTTTTGGAAGAGAATATTTTCCCTCCCTTGCTTCGCCCTCGGTATCGTAAGTTGTTGCGCCCATGATGTCCAAAATCAAGTCCTGCACATTTCTGGCGTAGACATTCCATATCCAAAAAATGAAACGATCCTGCGCTGATGTTTTGAATCGCAGATGCTTTAACTCTTCGCGTAACGGTTTCAGTAGTGCATAGGCGGGCTTCTCATAATTTCCGTTGTCCTCATTGCACTCGTTACACAAGTACACCTCACAGACGAGGGTGCTGTCTGTTTCCTTTTCGCAGTTCGGGCAAAACGTATTCATCTCATGTCCTTTCTAGCAAACCTGGCTGTTGCTGCGCGGCGCGAATGCGGCGCTCTGCGATCGCGTAATATTCAGCGGCGATCTCGCATCCGGTAAAATTGCGACCGTAATTGACCGCCATCTTCCCTGTCGTACCGCTACCCATCATCGGATCGAATACCATGTCGCCAGGATTTGACCATGACAGAATGTGATCGCGGGCTAGTGCTTCGGGGAATGTGGCGGGGTGTTCTTTTCCCTTTGCGTTTTCGCTGCCGGATGGTATTATCCACACATTGTTGCGAATTCCAATTTCTCGTACCGTTCTACCCGGATCGTTTCGGTATGCCGAATTGGGTCCGACCACGCCATCGGTTGATCTGACTTGATGAGCTCTGGCTATTTTTACTCCGACATAGGTATTGCGCCGGTCCTGAATTGGGTTGTATGTTTTAGGGGGTCCAACGCTAAAAACGAACATATATTCAAATACGGCGTTGTAACGTGCCGCATCTGGATAACGCATACCTGGCTTTTGATAAATCATCGTGTCATGCAGATTGAATCCAATCTCTTTGAAGAACAACGCCTGCCGAAAACTTGTGCCAGTTTCAGATCCTTTAATTGTTTCATCGCCAACAACCCAGACCACCACGCCGCCTGGTTTTGTGACTCGGTATAGCTCACGCGCGATACCCTCGAAGTCAAACGTATAGCCTTTGTACGTGCGTAGGTTGTCATACGGCGGACTGGTAACGGTCAAGTCCATGCACGCCGGTTCGAAGCCGCGCATCACGTCAAGGCAGTCGCCCTGATACAGCTCGATCATTCCCCCTCCAGCAGAGCGGCCATTTTTTGTTTGATGTACCGCGCTAAATCATCATCGTTAGCAGTGGCGTATTGCAGAGCCTTAGCGATAATATGATGTGCTCTCTGCCTGGATACCCCCGTCAGCGTGGCTATCTGAGCATATGTCAATCCGCACGCTCGCAGATCGACAACCATGCGCCATTGTTTTTCGTTCCTGTTGTTTTTGTCCCGTCTCCGGGTATATATGGATGTTGGCATATCAATATTGTAACGACATATAGTTGACATGTCAAGAACGAGTTGTTTACAATACAAAAACTGCCTGTTGACAGTCAAGAAGAATTGATGTAAGATATATCTATCCAACAAAGGAGGACGTATTATGAAATATGAACTGATCTACAATGAAGCAGGTGGGATGCACCAAATCAGGGCGTTGGTTGACATACCCAGCATTGACATAAAGGCTGGTGATATGGGTGGGTATGTCAAGAGTGAACATAATCTATCCCAAGACGGCAATTGTTGGATATTCAACCAGGCCAGAGTGTGCGACCAGGCCAGAGTGTGCGAACAGGCCATAGTGTGCGATGATGCCATAGTGTCTGGCGAGGCCATAGTGTCTGGCGAGGCCATAGTGTCTGGCGAGGCCATGGTATACGGTCAGGCCAGAGTGCGTGACAAGGCCATAGTGTCTGAACATGCCGTAGTATGCGACCAAGCCAGAGTGTCCGAACATGCCATAGTGTCCGGTCAGGCCGTAGTATGCGACCAAGCCAGAGTGTCCGAACAGGCCACAGTGTGCGACCATGCCAGAGTGTCCTACCATGCCAGAGTGTCCGGTCAGGCCATAGTGTGCGGTTATGCCAGAGTGTCCGAACATGCCATAGTGTCCGAACATGCCGTAGTATGCAACCAAGCCATGGTATACGGTCAGGCCACAGTGTGCGACCATGCCAGAGTGTCTGGACAGGCCACAGTGTCCGGTCAGGCCATAGTGTCTGAACATGCCGTAGTATGCGACCAAGCCAGAGTGTCCTACCATGCCGTAGTGTCCGGACACGGCCACATTACCCAAGCGTCTGATTATTTTGTTGCCGGGCCAATTGGCAGTCGAGACGGAATGACCACCATCTATCGCACGGACAATGGGTTGGACGTGGTGTGCGGTTGCTTTTCCGGTACAGTTGATGAGTTTCTTGCGGCAGTCTTGGAAAAGCATGGCAACAATCGGCACGCACAGGACTACCGTGCACTGATTGCTCTTGCGAAGTCGAGAATATTAGGCGGTAAGGGATGAATATCAAACGAATTATGACAGGGATAAAAGCAGTGGATGTTGAAGTCATCAATATCGATGGCAACAGCGCACATGTCCGGGCACTACATGGAACGCCGTTCACAATCAAGGGCAGTAAGCCGCCTTACAAAAATTTAATGACCGATGATACGTATGTACCGGTTGATGAAGTTATGCCCAATCAAGATGAAGACGCGGCGCTGGCTGTGGCGCTGGCTGTGGCGCGGGATGCGCAAAACGCAAAACTGATCGAGATGCTGGGATTGGAGGGCTGACATGAACACATTTCTAACCACAGTATTCATCTGGGTAATGGTAATTCTGGTAGCGATGAAAGCGATTGACCAATGGCGCGAGGGGAGGCGGTGATGCCAGCTTGGGCGATATTCGCGCTGATTTGCGTTGGACTAGTCCTACTCGGTATTTGGTGGGAAGCAGATTTGAACGGAGGCAAGGGATGAACGAGGATAGATTACGAGAATACGAAGCGGCACGCAAGGCGTACATGAGGACACACCCTGAGCCTATCATTGATAATCTACTGAAAGCAAAGACAGAACGGGATATAGTCATGGTGGCAGAGCGCAATATGATCGGCAGAGCGGAACTGGGTTACAAGCCGCGCCAAGAAGACATCGATTACATTGCCCTCCACCGGCTGGCCGCGATATGCTACCAGCAGGAGGCCGACTGTTTGAATGCCGCCGAATATGCCGACTGGATCGATTATGTCGACTCGATCAATAGTGCGATTGGCGCACTGCGGAGCGTGTGACATGAGCGCCGTCCAGATCGTATTGATAGCATTTTTCGTGCTGGCTCTTGTAGTATCAGCCGTGATTTCATACCGCGAAATTACAGCGGGCTACTATGATGGATGGAAGGATGATGAAAATGAATGAGCAAACTGCAATTGTGCAAGCAGAGCGAAATTTGTTTATTGCCCCGGTAACGGACATGAACACGGCGCTGAGTGCTTACCAGTCCATGAAGGATTTCGTAAGCAAGGTCCTACGTAAGGACGTTGATTATGGTGCGGTGCCGGGAACAGACAAGCCGACACTTTTTAAACCCGGCAGCGAAAAACTTGCGAGGTTCTTTGGCTTGTCGCTGATGCTGCATCAAGTCCAGACGATTGAGGATTGGACTGGCGCGAGCCACAACGGCGAACCGATGTTCTTTTACCGCTACAAGGCTCAAGCCTGTCGTGGCGAACTTGTAATCGCAGAGGGTATCGGGTCGTGTTCGTCATGGGAGAAGAAGTACCGCTATCGCAATGCTCAGCGCGTTTGCCCGGCGTGTGGTCAACCAACCATCATCAAGGGCAAACCCGAATACGGCGGCGGCTGGCTGTGCTATGCCAGAAAGGGAGGTTGCGGAGAAAAGTATGCGATCAACGCGCCAGAGATTGTCAATCAGGAAGTCGGACAGACCGCCAATCCTGATCCGGCTGACATTGTGAACACGGTGGATAAAATGGCGCAGAAGCGGGCGATTATTGCAGCCGTGCTGCTGGCTTGCAACGCATCCGAATACTTTACCCAGGACATTGAGGATTACATTGATGGCTCATTCGAGGACACGCACACCGAACCATCGAAGCCCGCGCCGCAACCCATCAAACATCCCGAACCCCATAAGACCAACGGTCGCGAGCCGGACGCATCGCTTATGCCACTGGAAGATGCAGAAGCTATTGAAAATAGCGAAGGCATCCGTTATGGCGATTTGCCTACCGATAAGCTAGCCTTTATGGCAAACAGCATTACAAAAGCAGCCAAAAAATCTGACCTGAGTGATGAAGACGCGGCGGAATACGATCTGAAAAGTCAGGCTATCCGCTCCATTCTGGCAAACCGCTACGCGACCAAACAAAAGTAACTCATATTGGGCGCATCATTACACAGAGAAAAGGCATGACATGCGACTAGCACTTTATGTTGAAGGCAAGAAGTGGAAGTTTTCGGGTGACTTTGGTTAGTATCAGGGAACACCTTTCACGTTGATAAAAATTGATCTGTTTACTGTTGAGGATAATGGGTTTTTCACCCTGTTTTCTATCCAAGTTGCGAAGTTGCTTGTCGGACTATATCTGTACGTAGAACGCAACTAGCCATCATCTCTCCTCCTTCTGGCCGGTGTCGGCATTGGCTGGCACCGGCGAAGGGAGAACACGAAAGGACACGAAATGATCGAAACATTGTTAGACCAGTTAGCAGATTACCAGGCGCAACGGGCGCTTATTGAAATGCGGAAGCAGGAATTGATTGACAGCGTTTACACACCGGATATCAAGGCAAAGCTGCAAGAGATTGACGCCGAGTTTGCTGCGCAGTACGAGGGTGTTGACGCGAATATCGCATCCATTACTGAGGTGATCAAGTCTGACGTTCTGGTGCACGGCACAACCGTTAAGGGGCAGTTCCTTATGGCTGTATACGCCAAAGGACGCGAGGGCGGTTGGGATAGCGCGAAACTGAAAGGCTTTGCAATGGCGCACCCTGAAATCTTGGCTGCCAAGAAGCCGGATGGCGACCCGACAGTCAGCATCCGCAAGATATAGCACCTTACAAACTGGGCGGCTATATGGTAGGGCATCTATGGCCGGATAGACATGCGAGGCGAATCAGCATGACAACCATATCAGGAGCGTAACCTGACCGCCCAAATCACCCGCGCATGGCTGGCGTAGTGCGGGAACTAGACCACGAAAGGAGGAATCCTCCGTGGGTAGTGAATGAGCATACCAGCCAACACGTGTATCCTGATTGGCTCCGGCGAGTGTGTGCAAAATATGCACGTACTCGCCGGAGAGGAGGTAAGGAAGATGATCGAAAAGTGTTATTACTGCGGGAAAGAGTGTGATACAGATAATCACACATTGAGCGACTGCAACGCGCACTTGAAACAACGCGCCGAAAACGCGGAGGCGAAGATAGACGAAATGATTGCTTCCACCTGCAATCACCTTGCATGGATGGCTGTACAGGGTAAGAGGATTACCGATTTACGCAATGCAGCGAAGTCAGCATATATTCTCATCGCGGGACAGTTAGATAACATTGACGATGATGAGTCAGAGGAAATTCTTGAAGCTCTGGAGACCTCTATTTCAGATAGCGAGAAAGGCAGTGAGGGATGAGAGGATACATAACTTATATTAGCAAGCGGCCAATGTGTCGTATTTGTGGCAAACCGATGGATGCCTGGGTATTCGGAGTTCCTTCGCGTAAACAGGCGCACCCGGAATGTGAAGGCGCAGAGTTTGCTCGAATTTCAATCAAGGAGTTTAGTAAAAGGCTGGAAAGGCGGTGAGGGATGAAAGATTGCTATTGTCACACTTGCGACAAGAAATTCAACCACTTAGGCATATCTGCCCATAGGGCAGCGCACAGAAACCGCAACGAAAACTGCATCATAACCTACTCTGACGGAACAAAGAAGTTTCACAGTTTCCAGAAATGCAGTGAAGGAGGAAGCGAGCATGAAAGTCTTGGTTGCCTGTGAATTTAGCGGCATTGTCCGAGAAGCGTTTGCGCGGCGCGGACACGAAGCGTGGTCATGTGACCTGCTGGATACCGAAATACCGGGACAGCACTACAGGGGTGATGTACGCGATTTATTCGATGACCATTGGGACTTGATGATTGCGCATCCGCCGTGCACAGACCTTGCTTCAAGTGGAGCGCGATGGTTTCCTGAAAAACGTGCTGACGGCAGGCAACAAGCCGCCATATATTTCTTCATGGGGTTGATTGCCGCGCCGATCAAAAGAATTGCCATTGAAAATCCAGTTGGCATTATGAGCAGTATTTACCGAAAACCAGACCAGATTATTCAGCCGTGGCAATTTGGTCATGGTGAAACTAAAGCAACATGCTTGTGGTTGTCAAACCTGCCGCCTTTGCAACCGACAAACATTGTTGGTGGGCGTGACGCACGAATTCACCGGATGGCACCATCGCCTGACAGGTGGAAGGAACGTAGTAGAACATATACTGGCATAGCTGAGGCAATGGCGGATCAGTGGGGTAAGGTATGACCCACCGCATCCGCGCCGCGCAGCAGCAGCCAGGTTTGCTAGAAAGGACATGAGATGACATCGGAAGAAATTGCACGAATGCGAGAATACGGCAAGGACTATTCCAATCTGACGCAGGCGTACACGAAGAGCGAGATGTTCGCCGCGCTGGACGAAATCGAGCGACTCACCGCCGAGCGTGATGCCGCGTTAACAGAGATCGGTAGGCTGCGCGGTTTTGTAGAAGAACTAATTTCTAAGTGTGAAAATCCGTATATCCGAAACAGACATTCACTGTTTGAGATGTGTCGTTTCCTGGATATGATTCATGACGCGGCCACCGAAGCCCTGAAAGGCGGTGAGGGATGATTACACCAGAAGAAATTGCAGCACTACGTTAGTTGGCGGCTAAGGCTACGCAGAGACCGTGGTGGGCGGGCAAGCACGAAGAAACAACGGTCAGTAAATTAGCCAACTGGTTAAGGCTTATGCCAAAAAGGCACGATGGATTGACAATATTTGTGGCAGGTGCGGGAATATTTGGATCTGATGGCAACAAGGACAATATTCGCATACCGGCCGTAACAGGCAATGGTCCAAAGAGCGAGGCGAATATGGATTTTATCGTAGCCACTGCAAACGCTCTTCCAGATCTGCTGGACGAGGTAGAGCGGCTCACCGCCGAGCTTGCCGCGCTGCGAGAGCGGACGCGGTGGATACCTGTCAGCGAGAGGTTGCCGCAGGGAGGGGAAGTAGTCATGTTCTATGATGCGGTTAGCAACGTGGTTCGCCACGGTTGGCACGCATCAGGAATATTGCAATGGTCGTCGGTTGCCGATTTGTATTTTCATAGCGAGCAATACAAATGGATTACCCACTGGATGCCATTGCCGGGGCATCCGAAATGACCGCCATGACCTGCCACATCGGTACACCCCTGAAAGCCGACTACGACCGCGAGTACCAAGCTGCGCGGCAAGGCGACGTGTCCCGGCGCGCGATGTTGGCCCGCGCCAGTCGTCGCTGGCAGCAGCACGTCAACGCATGCCCGGTGTGCCGGGAGGATCAAGCGATGAACCTGTCGAATAATTTGAATAGTTGAAACATTCGCGTAGCATAACTTAATACGTCTATTATTCGATATACAACGGTGATCCGGTTTGTTTTTCAGATACACGTAATTTGCGTTGTGCCACACCGCACAATTCTGTATAGGATACCCAATTCATCACGAAAACATGGAGCGGCGATCCGTATTTTCAGGGCGCGATTATAATAATCCTGATTATATCCTGTGTGCAAAACCTTATCCAGCGCCTAAGTTATTGCACACAAAGAACCTTCAATATCTGATGTTTCAGTGACGCCAAATGTTTTAATAGTTATTAAAATTTACACCCATACTGAAAACGTTAGCGGTATAGGTGTCGTTGTAATTGCAAGACCCGCCATTGCTGACGGGTCATGACCTACTCCTACACATGGTAGGTGAGGCTACACCTGCCCGGTCAGGTCGCTGCGCTCCATGGTCATTGTAGCGGTCTTCCGCCCTGGTGACTGGGATAACTATCCCGTGTGTCCTCCATGCAAGCGCCCCTCGCTGCGGGCAGGTGTCCTAAACCGGCGGGTTCAACCGCGCCAGTTATTAGGCAATGTTAATTGTACTACTCCTGCGGAAATTCAATACCCTCGTACGAATCCGCAACTGGATTGACGGGAACTGGGTCATGAATGTGCGGCTTAGCAGTCACCATCGGATTATCCTTATTGCCACACCATAGTGTAAGCCAGCAGCCTCCGACCGGCTTCGGCACGAATCCCTTTGTCACCTCATAGCCGGTAGAACCATCTCCATATCCCTGCTTATACCCCGGGGTGCGGATATGTAACTGCGTGTCAAAATACAGTTCACCCTTGCCAGATAATCTCTCGCGGGTAATCGGTATCCAATAGGCGTGGTGGTTATGTCCGTTGACGATGATGTTCGGGTCCGGCAGATAAACGCTCTGCCGGTTCGTCTGGATTGCCCCGCGTGTCACAGGAGCATCGCCGCCCGCGCCGTGAAAGTATTTCATCCTGGTACTTCCCTTCGGCACGCCGCCGCGCTCCCACATGAAGCGTACCCAGCCGCCGTAGCCGCCGTGCCGGATGTTACCGCCGTAGTTTAGATTTAATTGCCCTACTAGCCGATCAGCCAGGTTTGTATTGGCATTTTTCAGCACAGATAATTCGTGATTACCGTCCGATATTACGGCTATGTTTTTGGCAAACGGAGCCAGTAGTTCACCAACATCTTTGATAACAAAGTCGTAGTAATCCTCGCGGCGGTATTCTGGGCGCAGTTCAGCCATTGACCGGCGCGGGTCAAAACGCCCTTGCATCGCGTCAAATATGTCGCCAACGAACAGGATCAGCGCCTTGCGCCTCACGGCTTCCTTCAAGTCCTCGATCAGATATTCCCTGTTGCAGTACACGCTGTCAATGTGCAAGTCGGATGTTACGAATACTTCCTGCTCCGACGCGTCGCTAAGATCAAGTGTGATGGTGGTTACAGCCCCGCGTTGTGCGCTGGTTATTTTCAATCAGCCTCCGCTATTCCTGCCCGCTTTGGTCAACGCCTTTTTTCTGGAACGTCTCAATCGACTTGGTAACAATCGCCTTGACCGCATCGAAGAACAGGCTCGCCAGTCCGCCCAGCGCGATACCGTATGCAGCCGCACCCAGCCAATATTTGTAGTTGTCGTACCAGTCACCCTCAGGCGGACGCACGGCGAAGATGCTGTACAGCACGCCTAGCACCAGTCCGATACCCATTGACGCGGCGAGTAACACGTTGCCGTCAAGCGACTGACTGCCGTCCGGCTTCTTGAACGACTTTAGAAATTGCACCGCTACGAATACCACCAATAGCAGCGGTATCCCGTCGATCATTGCCTTTAGAAAAAACGTAACGTCCATTTGTTTGCCTCCTATGGCAGTGTATTAGTATTTGCTAGGTAGATGAATATTCCAATAATAGACGGCACTAAAGCGCCTATCACAATCCACGTCAATTTGTTGTAGCCTGCAACGTCTTTTTCCAGGGCGCTAATCCGCAATCCAAGTTTGGGTTTTCCGTCCTCGGTTATTTCTTCCTCGATGTCATGCACGCGTTGAACCAGCGGCTCTTTACCGTTGCCAGTAATAACAACTTCGTCAAGTTTTTTTATCTTGTTTTTAATCTCAGTGACGTCACCCAAAATCTTCTCCGTCAGCACTTCGATATTGTGCAAACTCTGCTCTGGCGCGCCTTCGAGCCGCCTAAGTATCTCGTCTAGCTTTTCTGTATTTACGCCGCGTGATGCTGGTGTCTGCGCCATTTACGATCCCTTCAAAATTGATTTGACGTACTCAATCTCGCCGTTCTGCCGTACCAGTTCATCCGCAAACTTATTGGTCGCTGCCACCAGGTCGGCGGCAAACGCATCCTTTGCGGCGGTAATGCCTGCCTGAATGTCAAGTAGCTCGTTATAAGCCGCTTCTAGTTGCGCCAGGTGCGGGTCAACGGCAGGCGGAGGCGGTTCGGGTGTTACTACAACTGGCGCTAATCCAGGCGTTGCGGTTAGCGCGGCCCAAGCGGTCGCGTTTTTCGCGGCTGCATCCAACGACCACCATGAGATACCTTTCAGTCCCTTCGCCTTCGCAGCATCGGCAAACGCTGTAATAGCCGCGCCGTCAACGTAACCGCCGTCACCGGAGTATGCGCGACCTGTTGGGATAATCGGCTTATTAGTTATGTTCTGCCACAGACGCACCGATTCGTTTAGCAACCATAGAGCGCCACTTGCCGCCGTACCGCCCCAATACATCATCGGCATACCCACGTCACACCGCTCCATGAACGCGCTTGCCATGTTCCCGTTGTGCCAGGTTACACCATCGGGTGACTTCCATTGCGCCCACGAACAGAACGCCAGCGGTGTGTCAGGACAGGCGGCGCGGTATGCACTGGTCAATGCGTAAGCGTTGGCAACTGCGTTCGCGTTGGCTTCAAACTTGCTTTCAACATCGAATATCCATCCATCAAGGTTGAACCGCTTTGTCTGCGCGATTGCTACCGCCGCTTCACCCGCTATGTTGTCGCCGTAATTGAACTGCCAGCCGATGACCTTTATCCCGCGCGCGCGTAATGCGTCAACCAATTCCTGCTTGACGTTCTCGCCCCACAACGGATAAGTGAAAGTTGACGGCTTGAATACTGCCGTGCCATTAGCCATTTTGAGATACACGGCTTCGAAGCCAGCGGCTTTGAGACGGTCGGCAAACTTGTTCGGCTCGCCGCCGTCAACGCCTGGTACGTTCCAGGAGAATATTGCCTTGCTGAAAAATGGGTCTGTCATTTTGCCTCCGTCTTTCGCATGTTAAATCTCATACAAGCCAGTAGTATAAAATGTAAGCCCAGATGCAGACCAACCCGGGAAATAAACTTTGGCAACTGACGGGTCTATCCATCCTATTCCAACCCCAACCCCACCGGAATTGCTGGTTAAAGAATTGCTTGGATAATTGCCAAACACCGGTAAGTTATTGCACTGCGATGATCCCGCGGTGGTTGCAATACTTGTTGTCGCCGACATACTTATCCAAAAGTACAGCCTACTCTGCGTTATTTTGAATCTGCCTAAATATGTTGGCGTCCCAACAACTGTCACCGCCACTATCGATGGTGTCCATGTTAGATATCCAGGAAAATCCGGCGGGCTGGCATACGAAATTTTTACATCCGTTATAGCAGCATTAGCCAACGAATATGATGTGTTGGGAATTAGATTAATGGTCGTGTTTGGCGCAGAATAGGTAGCCGATAAAATATACCCATATTTAATTGTAGAGTTTGTTAATTTTATTTTCGTGCCTAAAGCAAAATAAGAAACATAATCTCCCACCACAGTAAAACTTGTTGCAGAAACATATGTAGCTGATAAGCCGAGATTCACCCAGCCATATACATCAGCAGATACCCACCCGTCCAGTTTTCCACTCGCATCTGATATAGGAATGACGTTTGCTGCTGGTGTAGCAGTCGCGTTGGCCGGGTTCTGCACAACCAAACTACTCGCATTCAAACTTGCCAGTCCGGATGCCTGTGCTTTGCTGGCAACGAACGTGTCCAGTGCGGCGTGGGTGTTTGTTCCAATGTTTGATAGGGTAGTATGATTGATCTGTGCGCCGTCACCGCCGTTATGGTCGTGGCTGTCTCCGTTGGTGACGCCTTTGGCAATCGTGGCATATACAGAATCCAAATTGTTGCGTATATATGTATTTAAATTT